CTCTAGATCATTGCCACCGTCATACCCCTATGCGGTGGAGGGCGCACCTTCTGATATCAAACAGTCAGATTTTGATGATCGTGTAGATATTATTCCAGTCAGTGATCCTAATATATTTAGTATGGCTCAACGTGTGATGTTAGCTCAACAAGAACTACAGATGGCACAAGCTGCACCTCAAATACACAATCTACGTGAAGCGTATAAGAGAATGTATGAAGCCCTAGAAGTAAAAAACATAGATCTACTTTTACCGCCTCAAGAAGAAGTGCCACCTAGAGATCCAGTGAGTGAACAACAAGCAGCGATCATGGGGCAACCTATTAAGGCTTTTGAGTTCCAGAATCACGATGCTTACATAACTGCACACACAGCTTTCTTACAGAATCCTATGATGCAACAAAACCCCATAGCATTACAAGCCATACAAGCAAATATACAAGAACATACTTCTATGGTTTATAAACAACAAATAGAACAAGCACTCGGTCAACAACTTCCACCACTTGAGCAAATACAAGATCCACAAGTAATGAATGAGATAGCACTTGCTGCTGCTAATGCTACACAACAAGTAACAGGTCAGCAACAAGCTCTGATACAAGCGCAACAAAACAGTCAAATAGATCCTGTGGTAGAACTCAAACGTGAAGAAATAGCACAAAGAGCTCAGTCCGATGCTTTACGAAGTCAGGTGGATTTAGCTAAAATAGAATCACAAGAGGCAATAGCAGAAATGAAAGTGGCTCAAGATAGAGAAGAGGCTTTACTAAAGGCTCAAAATGATAACAATAAAACTTATGGTCAAATATTGAAAGATGTTAGATCAGCAGATACAAACTCAAAAGGTGATTAAATGAAAGACACAACTAAATATAAAGAAGTTAGTTTTCCTGCTCCAAATAAAATAGACCTATCAAAACCAGTAAAAGGTCCAGTTGTTTTAACTAAAAGCAACAGTGATATTTTTGGTCAAGGTCAAAAAACTGTTCAAGGTAAAGGAGCAGCAACTAAAGGAACTAAATTTAACGCAAGCCCTAGCGGAGTTAGGTAGTGTCCAAGAAAAGACCTGGACTCTGGGCAAACATTCATGCTAAGAGAAAGCGTGGAGAAAAGATGCGTAAGAAAGGTGACAAAGGTGCACCAACAGAAGCGCAGATGAGACAAGCTCGAGGTATGCAAACAGGTGGAGTATTTATGAAATCAAAACACAGAGGATGTGGAGCAGTCATGCCTAATCGTAGGAAGACTACTAAATACTCATGAGTAAAGCACCAGACGAGTTTGTATACAGAGCAACATTAGATAGAGTAGTAGACGGAGATACTTTTGACTGTATCCTAGACTTAGGATTTGATGTCAAGCTACACAAACAAAGGGTCAGGTTAGCTGGTATAGATACACCAGAATCAAGAACAAGAAACCTAGCAGAAAAAGCACTAGGTTTAAAAGCAAAAGAAAGACTTAAAGAACTCTGCATCGGAACCTTTAAAGTGAAGTCACTAGGAAAGGGAAAGTATGGCAGGATATTGGGTGTTCCATATACTGCGGATGGCGAAGATATATGTCAAAAACTTATATCGGAAGGACATGCTGTAGAATACTGGGGCGGAACTAAAACTAAAGTATGGGGTTAATACCATGGTAATGAGAAGAAGTAAAATGGCCAGGAAACGTAAATTGTCAAAAGGTGGCATGAAACGTAAAATGTCAAAAGGTGGAGCAAAACGCAAAACTACTAGAAGAAAAAGGAGATAAGTGGCACATCTCATCAGTAACATCCCGCACTTTAAATGCTGGGTAAGAAGAGAGTTTACACATAACCACGAAAAATACCACGGAGAATATCTTCACGCACTCGCTATAGCAGTTAACACGATCCCTGATAGATCATTAAGTTTTCAGGTTGTGTTTACAGGAGAAGAAGCTAACTGCGAAGATTGGGACGAAGGAAATATACACGGTGGTGCGATGTGGGCAAGGATGCCAATACAAGCTCTAGTTGCTGATATCCCTAGTGAAGATTTTCCAGTTCCCATGGAAGATCATATAGCTCAACCGTGGGACTGTGAATCAAGAGATCATTCTGTTGTGGTAATGGACAGAGTTTCTTCTTCACCGTGGCTTTGCAAAATTGATGGAAACTTTTATAATGGTAAGTATATGTTTACTGTTGACTACACTGGTAATGATATAGCTGATGATTCAGCTCAACATAAACAGTCTCATGTACTGTATATAACTGAAGACTGTGAGTGGCAAGGTAACTTTGTAGCATTACCTAATAATAGAGTGAGGGCTACTAGCCCAGCACTGTGGGTAACTGGAGAAGGAGCACCAGATTTCAGACCCTCTCAATACTCGCACTCAGCAGAAGGACATGATAGTTACATGGATCCAACTATAACATTTAATAATTTATATGACGAGAAAGTTTCCAAAAGTAGCAAAAAGTAAAAAGGGTGTACCTAGAGCATACCTTAAAGGTGCTAAGAACCCTAAAGCTAGAGAGAGGGAAATACTCAAAACTAGAAAGAAGTATCTTTCTGGTAAAATGACAAAGAAAGATTTTGAAGCTGTAGAAAAGTCTAGAGCTAAAGATAAAAAGAAACCAGCAACTAAAAAGAGAAAAGTTGTGAGGAGGAAAAAGAAATAATGGGAACACCAGCTTGCGTAAAGAAGTATGCTAAGAGTAGCGGTAAATCAGAATCTACACTTAACAAAGTATATAAAAGAGGTCAAGGTGCATACTTTAGTTCAGGATCTCGTCCAGGACAAAGCTCACATAGTTGGGGCTGTGGTCGTGTAAGAAGTTTTGCCACAGGTAAAGGTGGAGCAAGAAAAGCAGATAAAGATTTATTAAAGGGAGGAAAAAAGAAAAAGAAAATGACTAAAGGTGGAGAAAAGAAAGGCGGTTTCCCTGATTTTAGTGGAGACGGTAAAATTACAAGAAAAGATATATTAATGGGTCAAGGTGCTATACCTAAACCAATGGTATCAGGTGGTGCTGTTTCAAGAGGGTGTGGTGCTGTGATGAACAATAAAAAGAGAAAAACTAAATATTTTTAAGATGGCAGAATATCAAGGTAAAAAAGTAACACTTAATAAACCAAGAGCTTTGCGTAAAGGCGAACCTGGATACGGTAAAAAACGTAAAGTAGTTTTTGTTGGTCAATGTAGTAGCGGTGGTAATAAAGTTAAACGTATTACTTTTGGGGATGCTAACTTAGGTATGCATAAAAATAATAAAGCACGTAAAAAATCTTATTGTGCTCGTAGCGGTGGTATTAAAAGTGATAGATGTAGTGCAAACTACTGGGCAAGAAGAGATTGGGATTGTTAAGTGGACGGACTATACATAGTAGAAAAAACATTACGAGAACTACGCCAGAGACAAGAGGAACTTACAGATGTTCTAAAAACTGGTGGTGTTCAAGACTGGGAGGGGTATCAAAGAATTCTTGGTGAGCTGTCAGGTCTAAGCTCAGCTGAGAGAATTATAATAGACCTGCAAAATATAAAGGAGCAAAATGATGGAATCTGAAGCTAAAAAAGGTACACCTATACCTGATCATGTAGAAAAGGTACGGGAACTAAAAAGTGAAGAGAAACCAGTTCAGGAGTTTACACCTGAATCAGTACAGGAAGATGAATCTCTTATGGAGAAACTACCTGAACCAACAGGGTACAGATTATTAATCTTACCTTTTACACAAAAAGCAGTAACTAAAGGTGGTATACACTTAGCTGAGTCTTATGTAGAAAAAGAAAGATTAGGTACTAACGTGGGTTTCGTAGTATCATTGGGACCAGATGCTTACAAAGATAAGAACAAGTTCCCAAATGGTGCTTGGTGCCAAGCAAGAGATTGGGTTATTTTTGGAAGGTACGCAGGAGCTAGAATCAAAATTGATGGTGGCGACTTGCGTTTAATAAACGATGATGAAATACTAGCTGTGGTGAATAACCCAGAAAATGTAGAGTAACACGCAACAGGAGAGAAACATGGCAGAATCCATGCAACAAGTAGAAGAAGCTGTTGAAGAAACAGTAGAAGTTGAACTAGAAGAGGCAACAACTGAACAAGCTACTCCGCTTGAAGAAGTAGAAGCCCAACCTACAGAGACTCAAACAGAACCTGAGAAGGATGTATCTGACGAAGAAGAAATAGCTGAATATAGTGAATCAGTAAAGAAAAGAATTAACAAACTAACCTATAAAATAAGAGAAGCAGAAAGAAGGGAACAAGCAGCAATAGAATACGCTAAAGGTGTTCAGGAAAAACTTAATACAACTCAAGCTAGTCTCACACAAAAAGATCAAAATCTTTATGATGAATATTCAGCTAGAGTTGATACACAGTTACAATCAGCAGAAGAACGCTATAAACAAGCACACGACATAGGCGACACAGACGCTATGTTGAACGCTCAAAAAGAAATAGCAAAGCTGGCTGTAGAGCAGGAAAGTTTAACAAGAGTTAAACCAGAACCTAAAGAAACACCTGTAGAAGTTCCACAAGTAGAACAGCAAGTTCAACAAGAAGTTCAACAAGAAGTTGCACCAGACCCTAAAGCTCAAGAGTGGGCAGCAAAGAATGAATGGTTTGGTGAAGACTTAGCTATGACTACAAGTGCTTTTGCTTTTCATAGGCAATTAGTTGAAAAAGAAGGTTTTGATCCAGCCTCTGATGAATATTATGCAGAGGTTGATTCAAGAATGGCGAAGGCTTTTCCTCATAAGTTTAATACTGGAGGAGAAGTTTCTCAATTAAATAATAACGTGCAGGAACCTGTAGCTAACTCAAGCAGAGGTGCAAGAGGAACAGCAGGTAAAGCACGCACTGTCAAGTTGACTCCAAGTCAGGTAGCGATAGCTAAAAGATTAGGTGTTCCTCTTGAAGAGTACGCAAAACACGTCAAGTGAGGAGATAAAAATGGCTGATAACAAAGAAGAAATCACCACAACAGATCGAGCTCCAAGATCTGCAGATAGTCGAGACAAAGGCTCTCGCCCAAAACCATGGCAACCACCGTCTTTATTAGACGCACCAACGCCACCAGATGGTTATATCTATAGATGGCTTAGAGAATCTATGGTAGGAGTAGAAGACAAAGCGAATATGTCAAAACGTATTCGTGAAGGATGGGAACCAGTGAGAGCTGAAGAACACCCTGAGTTTGAAGCACCAACTGTAGAGGATGGAAGACACGCAGGTGTAATCGGAGTAGGTGGATTAGTACTCGCAAAGATGCCAATCGAAACCGTCGAACAACGACGTGCATACTACAATCAAATGGCAGCAGACCAGATGCAGTCAGTCGATTCAAATCTTATGCGTGAAAGTGACAGTAGGATGCCTATTAGTCAACCTAATAGAAACACTCAAGTCACATTTGGTAAAGGAAATGATTCATGAGAATCATTAATTTAATTTAACTTTTAAGGTGAAAAACAATGGCAAATGTAAATGATCCAAATGGATTCACACCAGCTTATCACATGGCTGGAGGCACTATTCGCCCTTCTGAGTTTCCTATCGAAAGTGGTGCTAGTGGCGATATCTTTTCAGGTGACGTCGTCAAGCTCACAAGTGGATATGTACTTCAGGGGGGAGCGACTGATGCTCCGCTAGGTGTATTTGGTGGATGTGAATACCAAGACACAACTGGAGAGGTAATCTTTACAAGAAGATTCGTCTCTGGAACTACTACACTTGGTTCTGCAGATATTAAAGCATACGTGTATGCTGATCCTAACATAGTTTATGAAGCTCAGTTTACTGGGACTCCAACTCAAGCTGATGTAGGAAAAGTACACACTATCTCTACAACTGCAGGTGATACTAACAACAACCGTTCGAAAGAAGGTGTGACTACAACTACCGCTAGTGGTATAGCTAAATTAGTTGCTTATGTGGCTAGACCAGATAACACAGCTAATGCTCAATACGCTAGAGGGTATTTCATATTCCCAGCTTCAACATACGGTAACGACTAAAAGGTGATATAAAATGGCAATTAATAGAGCTCAATTAGTAAAAGAACTCGAACCAGGACTAAATGCACTTTTTGGTCTCGAGTACAACCGTTATGAGAACGAGCATGCAGAGATTTTTGACACTGAAGCTTCAGACAGAGCGTTTGAGGAAGAAGTGATGTTATCAGGCTTCGCACAAGCTCCAGTAAAAGGAGAAGGTGCAGCAGTAAGTTATGATACAGCTCAAGAAACTTTCACATCTCGTTATACTCATGAGACAGTGGCTTTGGCTTTCGCATTGACTGAAGAAGCTATCGAAGATAATCTCTACGATACTCTTTCTTCAAGATACACAAGAGCTTTAGCTAGATCAATGGCTAACACGAAGCAAGTAAAAGCTGCAAACGTGCTTAACAATGGTTTCTCTACTTCATTCCCTGGAGGAGATGGTAAACCTCTCATGACAACTGACCACCCTAGCTTAACAGCTGGCGATCAGTCTAATGAACCAAGCACTGCTGCTGACTTGAACGAAACTTCGTTAGAGAATGCATTAATTGATATCTCTGCGTTTAAAGACGAAAGAGGCATCAAAGTAAATGTACAAGCTAGAAAGCTAATCGTCCCACCACAACTTCAGTTTGTGGCTGACAGAATATTAAATTCTCCAGGAAGAGTAGCTACATCGGATAACGACATCAACGCTATGAAGAACATGGGAATGTTCCCAGAGGGTTATGTTGTTAACCACTATCTAACTGATACAGATGCATTCTTTATCAAGACAGATGCCCCTAATGGTCTGAAGCACTTTGAAAGAGCGCCAATGACAACTGGTATGGAAGGAGACTTCGAAACTGGTAACGTTAGGTATAAAGCTAGAGAAAGATATTCTTTCGGCTTTAGTGACTGGCGTGGAATCTACGGATCTCCAGGTGCTTAATCATTAAGCATAGCTTAGGAAAGGGATCTTCGGATCCCTTTCTTTTTTATAAGTATTACTATAGAATAAATTCATCTAGGGTAAATAATTTGTTTTATAGACTGACCTAGCAGACAAGCCAAGACTATAAAACATATTTCCAAAGGAGGAAATTATGGCAAAATCGACGTTCTCAGGACCAGTAAAATCATTAGCTGGTTTTATTTCTGCAGGTAGTTCAGTAGTAGTCAGCTTAACAGCAGACACAAGTTTAACTGTTGCTGCACACGCAGGAAAGATACTAACATGTAATGATGCAGACGGTAAGTTTACGTTACCTAGTATAGTAACAACTTCACCATCTGATCCTACAGATCCTAATCAACTTAATAACTTAGGTGCAAGTTTCTTCTTTGTAGTAGAAACTGCAGCTACAGATATGGACATACTAACAGACGGAACTGATAAGTTTGTTGGTGGGTTGTACACTGGTGTAAATAATGCAACAGGTAAAACTTTTATATCTGGAGCATCTAACGATGTTATCACTTTGAATGGCTCAACTAAAGGTGGACTTGCTGGTAGTATTATCAAAGTAACTGCTATGGCTTCGGCTAAATATGCAGTAGAAGGTATTACACTAGGTTCAGGAACTTTAGTAACACCATTCGCTGACGCATAATCAGGAGTAAATAATGGCTGATGCAGTAACTTCAACAACCATCCTTGATGGCGACAAAGATTTCGTAGTTCAGCTGACCAATGTTAGTGACGGCACTGGTGAAAGTGCTGTCGCTAAAGTGGATGTGAGTGCTTTAACAGCACGTAAAAGTGATGGAGCAGCATGCACAGGAGTTAAACTTACTAAAGTTTATTACTCTATTTTAGGTTTTACTAAGATAGGTTTATTCTGGAATGCAACTTCAAACACTTTGTGTATGGAATTAAATCCAAGTGCTGATGGTATTTTAGACTTTTCACCTTTCGGTGGAATACAAAATACAGCAGGCTCAGGTAAAAACGGAGATCTTTTACTCACAACCACTGGTCATAGTTCAGGTGATACTTACATGATAGTTTTACACTGTATTAAAGACTACGAATAATGGCGACATCAGGAACTAAGACTTTCCAGCTAACCATTGCGGACACTATTGAAGAAGCATATGAGTTAGCTGGCTTAGAGCTTAGGACAGGATATGATGCAGAGGCTGCAAGGCGGTCTCTGAACATCATGTTTGCAGATTGGGCTAATAGAGGTGTAAACCTTTGGACTATCGAGCAGGTCACCACAAGCCTAACCGCAGGTACGAGCAGTTACACACTTAATTCGTACGACATAGATATAGTTTCTGCAGTCATAAGACAAGTAGATAACTCTACAACAACAGACTTACAGCTCACTAGAATAGGTCGTACAGAATATTTAAACATACCTGATAAATCTTCCACAGGAAGACCCACTCAATTTTTTCTAGACAGGCAAACAACACCTGTAGTAAAACTGTGGCCAACACCAGACAGTGCGGCAACTTACAGTTTAATAGCTAATACTATACAACGTATAGATGATGTGACAGCATCTGCTCAAGACCCAGAAGTACCTTCAAGGTTTATTCCTTGTATGGCTAGTGGGTTAGCGTACTACATAGCTTTAAAAAAGAACCCAGAAAGAGTTGCGTTATTAAAACAACAATACGAACAAGATTTTAAACTAGCTGCAGATGAAGACCGTAATAGAGCTTCACTACACTTAGTGCCTAGTAGGAGTTATTTATAATGGCGTATGCTTTAGGTAAATACTCTAAAGGTCAATGTGATAGATGTGGCTTTGTGTATAAATATCTTCAGTTAAAAACTGAGTGGAACGGTTTGAAGGTTTGTAGTGAGTGTTATGAACCTAAACACCCACAACTAGAACCTGTACCAACACCAACTGACCCAGAGGCTTTAGTTCAACCTAGAGGAACAGAAAGTGCACCCACCACAGGTTACGGTATAATAAGAACAGGAAATACTAAAAATGCTGCAGGTGTAACAGCACCTTCTATGGATGTGTCTCATAATGACACCATAGGCTCAAGTTTTTACATGAGTGAACTTACAGCAAGTTTAGGAACAGTAACAGTAAGCACAGGATAAAATAATGAGTTGGACATACTCTTCATTAAAAACCGCTATACAAGACTACTCAGAAACTACTGAATCATCTTTTGTTACACACTTACCAGATTTTATAAAAACAGCAGAAGAAAGAATTTTAAAAGCCGTCCAACTGGACGACTTTAGAAAAAATGTAACAGGAACAGCGACAGCTAGTTCTGCATATCTAGGATCACCTAGCGACTTTTTGTCTTCATTTAGTTTAGCTGTAATAGACAGTAGTTCTAATTACAATTATCTTAAATTGAAACACACAAGTTTTATACGGGATTTTACTCCCGCGTCCTCGACAACAGGATTACCAAAGTATTATGCGGAGTTTGATGAAGATACATTCATATTAGCACCAACTCCAGACAGTAACTACACATTTGAGCTACACTATTTTTATAGACCCTCATCCCTTACTTCAGCAGGTGATTCTGGCACAACTTGGCTATCAACTAATGCTCCTAATGCAATGTTGTATGGCAGTTTAGTAGAAGCCATGGTTTATCTAAAAAACTATGAATCACTACCAATCTATGAACAAAGATTTCAAGATGCGATAGCATTAATGAAAAACCTTGGGGAAGGTAAATCTACCCAAGATCAATATAGATATGACGAAGTAAGGAGACAACCACAATCATGAGAATAGAAAAACTCGAAGGGGCGAACATCGCCATAGTTGCTATGGGTGAAAGTCAGTTAGACTACCACCTAGCAGTATCACACGGAAATGAATTTGATGAAGTCTGGGCGATAAATGCTATGGCTGGTATAGCAAGACAAGTCGATAGAACATTTATGTTGGATCCCGCAAGTAGGTTTCTTGATAGCGATGCAGCAGGAAGTCAAACACATGTAATGCGTAAGGTGCTAAAGTCTCACCCTGGACCAATCTACACCTGCGAGCTTGATGATCGATGTGATAACTTAGTAGAGTTTCCACTACTTGATGTTGTCAAAGAAACAGGCAGTAGTTATTTAAACAACACAGTTTGTTTCGCTATAGCGTTTGCTATGTATAACAGAGTTGGTAGAATAAATATGTTTGGAGTAGATTTTACATACAAAGGTAATCTACATTTTGCAGAAGCAGGAAGAGCCTGTGTAGAGTTTTGGTTATCTAAATGTATAACTGCAGGGATAGTTGTAAGTGTAGCTCCTAGGTCTGGGCTATTAGATACAGACGTACCAATACAAGATAAAATATACGGATATCACAGACTAGACAATCCACCTTTAGTCATGTACGATCCTGAAACAGGAGAATTTTATGAAGTAGGTTTTAAAGAATATACTCAAGCGGTAGAAGAGCAAAATAGAAAAGAGGCGGAAATAGTTCCTATATTGAGCACACCACCAGAGGCTAAAAGATATTAATATGATAGAAATAGAAACAGTAAGTAGTATAGGTAATATAAGTGTAGCTACACAAAACAATAGAGGACACCCACCAGAATACTGGGCAGAAAGAGCAACAGAAAGAATATGTGGAATATCTGAAGATGCGGCACCTCATGTAAAACAACAAGCTGAAGCTTTCAGAGTAGCTATTTATAACACAATACTTTATTATATTAAGCAGAGCATCAATAGTGAAAGATGCACTATGAAAAATTTACTGACTCAACAAGGTCATGAAGATTTAGCTAAAATATTAACGGAGATAAAGTAATGGCAATTACATCAACTTTAACAACCAGCTTTAAAAAAGAATTACTAGAAGCAAAACACAACTTTCTTGCTTCTGGTGGTAATAGTTTTAAACTAGCTTTATACACAAGCTCAGCTACGATGGGTGCAGCAACCACAGCGTTTACTACAACTAATCAAGTTAGTGGTACTAATTACACATCAGGTGGTTCAGCTTTAACTAATATTAATCCAACAAGCGGTGGTACTACAGGATTCACAGACTTTGCTGACCTAACTTTTGGTACAGCAACTGTAACTGCTAGAGGCTGTATGATTTATAACGATACAGCCAGTGGTGACCCTTCAGTAGCTACTATAGACTTTGGTGGAGACAAAACCTCAACAGCTGGTGACTTTACTATAGTTTTCCCTGCTGCTGCAGCAAGTACAGCTATTATAAGAATAGCTTAGTTTTAAATGGCAGCGATCACTGGTTGGGGTCGAGGCACTTGGGGTTCTGATACTTGGGGTGAACCCAACCCTGTCACACTTACAGCACCAAATGCTGCAACAGGATCTGTAGGATCTTTAACTGTTGTTGCTAAAGCTAATATTACTCCTGCTTCACAAGTAGGAACTTCTGCTTTAGGTACGGTTTCTATTGATGCAGAAGCAAATGTAACTCCTACAGGACAATCAGGCACCAGCGCACTAGGATCTGTAACAACAGATGCTGAAGCTAATGTCACACTATCTGGCCAATCCGCTACAAGTGCTTTAGGCACACCATCTATAGATGCTGAAGCTAATATTACACCCACAGGACAATCAGCCACTGGTGCTGTTTCTGGTGTAGGTGTAAACGGTAACGCAGTAGCAACTTTACCTAGTGCAGTAGGAACTTTAGGTTCTGTTTCGGTAGATGTAGATGGTGAAGCAAATGTTCCTGTAGCGGGATTAAGTGCAACAAGTGCTGTAGGTTCTGTAACAGTACATCATAATGAAATATTTACATTAGATGGTGTATCTGCAACAAGTTCTCTAGGTGATGTAACTACAGTATCTAAAGCTACAATAACTCTAGTAGGGGTAGAAGGGGTAACAGGAACACCCACAGTTCTTGTTTGGGGTATAATAGACGATAGTCAAGATCCAAGTTGGACAGGGGTAACAGATACACAAGATCCAAGTTGGGCAGGTGTAGACGATACACAAGATCCAAACTGGGAAGATGTAGCTTAACTATTATGCAAAAAAAGTATATAATCTAATTAATGTGAGGAAAATAAATGGCAAGCACATATGTAAATAACTTAAGACTCAACGAAATGGCGACAGGTGATGCGTCAGGAACTTGGGGTACAGTTACAAACACCAACTTAGAATTAATTGGTGAAGCACTTGGGTTCGGCACAGAAGCAATAACCACTAACGCAGACACACACACGACTACAGTAGCAGATGGAGCATCTGATGCTGGTAGAGCCATGTACCTTCAATATACAGGTACGTTAGATTCAGCCTGTACTATTACGATTGCACCTAACACTATGAAAAGAGTGCAGTTCATTGAAAACGGCACTACAGGATCACAAAATATAATAATTTCACAAGGCACAGGAGCTAACATAACTATTCCTGCTGGCGATACTAAAGCAGTTTACTTAGATGGTGCTGGTTCAGGAGCAGCAGTAGTTGACGCTTTTGCTAGTCTTTCTACAGTAGACCTCAAAGTACAAGACGATTTAACAGTTACAGATGATGTAGCCATAGGCGGAGATTTAGACGTTGATGGAGCAACCACAACAGACGGCATAACAAACGCTGGTAACTTTGCTACAGATAGCGGAACAATCAAACTAGATGGAAACCATCCAACAG